CGACGTAAAACGTCCGATTTAAAGCTGTTTACGTCTTGGTGGTTATCTTTCCCAGCGATAGTCTTAATAGCGGCGGCGGTAGTTATAGCTTGTCCTGTGTATTTTTGGTTTTTGTATGTAGAATGGGCCGCAAGCATTTTTGATGTAATAGCAAAAGCTGGCTCTTCCAAAGTAACGTACAATCCTGTCGCACCCGCCATTGTCATTCGTGTAGCAAGGTTTGTCATCATCGTAGTCTTGCCACCGCCTGTTCGCGCTACCACCGCTGTTATAGCGTATTTTGGTATGTATAAATCAAACGGGCTGTGGTTGCTGTCATTGTCTACACTATGCAAACGAATGTCAGTCTTGATACCCTGCCCTGCTTTCTCTGCGTCAGCTTTTAGGCTTTCAAGAAAAGCATCGTCATCAACAAGTAATTCTTCGTATAGCTCTGCTGCGGCCTTTTGGCCTATGTAATTGTTCATCGTATTCTATCCCCAATTTCATCTTGTTTCGGTGCGAGCCGTTCAGCTTCATTTATCACCTTGTTTCGCCATGTAGCATCCCAGTCTAATTTTATGGCGTTCTTACCTGTTGCGCCAAGCCAATAGTTTAAGAATTTGTCTGCAAGCGTTTGAATTTGTCCGTTGTGGAATCCTTTGCTTATTGCGTACTCTTTGTTGGCTTCGTTTGGCTTCCAATCTTCACTAATGCGAGATCCTTTTTTACTCTCTTTTTTATGTAGTGTTATGTTATGTAGTGTAGGGGCGTTACTTACGCTAGTGATATGCGTTACATTCTTCTTTGTTTTTCGATACTTAGACACTCTTTTTGCAGAAGCCGCATTTTTATTTGCAGCTTTATTTAAAATACTTTCACATTTTTTACTAAAATATCTACCCCGTTTTAACGTAAAAAACGACAGCACATTATCCTTCACGGCAAGCCATTCATCTAAGCCGCAAGCGCATATAGATGAGAGCGCCCGATCCGCTTCTGGCAGTGGTGCTTCACTGGAATAATAATGATCTAAAAGGAGGGTGTACGCTCCGTGTTCGGCGAGCGTTAAGTGCCATGTATCATCTTTATAGTCGGAGGGGTGGCGTTCATACCATTTCATGTCATCAGTACCATTTCTACATCTGTCCAAAAGAAGCGCGGCGGGCTGGACTGATGAAAGGCCACTAAGGGAGCAACTCCATAGTTTTTTTCACCGCGCTGTAACATTACCCCAACCCGCCAAGCATATCAACAACTCTCTTGGGGGGCTTTGTTACATTGTAAAAGCGCACACAGTTCATTGGCGCGGAATAGACGCTTTCCATATGATCCCATCCCCGCGCTTTGTATGCGTCCTTTCTGAGTTTCCAACTGTCAAACGTGTCTGCCATTACCAGCGCACCGTAAACCATGTCTGGAGATATAGTAAGCCACGCCCAAGTCTGGTCAATTTTCCCTGTAACTTTCTTTTCTGTGTCCACAAAAATATCAGGGTATGGGAAATCGTCTCTGCACGAAAACGCTGTTTTGTACCAGTGTTTAACTTCTAAATTTCCCTTGCCGACAACGTGAATATCGCCGCTGTCTTTGTAGTCATTCCTGACAGATGGGTCTGGGGCAATATGTAATCCGCCAATTTCAAGATCAAGCCCCGCAAGGCTGCACCATTTAGCAGCGACAAACTCAGCGTCCTTGGCTTTAACGCAGCGCCTCATGGTCGGGACATAAGTGTCATTTAGATTTTTTTGAAAGTCGTTCAAGCCGTTTCTCCTTTGCAGCCAAGCGCTGCTCATGTTCAAGCTGGCGGGCAATCTGTTTTTTCATGCTGTATGTTATTTTTTTCATAAACTTAGCATACACAAAAATAAGAGGTTGTAAAATGTTTTTATTAGTTTACAGTTCAAATTATGTTTAAAACTTACACACATATTGAAAAAGCAATCGACGATTCGGGTGGCGTTCGCGCCCTAGCCAGATTGCTAAAACTTTCGGAGCCAACCGTGAGCAACTGGAAGCGTACTCGCATCCCAGCGCATCACTGTTTGGCTGTGTCGAAAATTAGCGGTGTCAAGCTGCATGATTTGCGCCCTGATGTATTTCCAACAGGTTGCCAATGTTCTTAACAGTTTTAGGGGAACCGATCGCCAAAGGAAGGCCACGCTTTGCAAAAGGCAGAACGTACACCCCGAAAAGAACGGTTGACGCTGAGAATGTTATTAGACTGACTGCAATCGCGCAGGGGTTTGAAAAATTAAATGGGCCGCTTAGAATGACGGTTACATTTGAAATGCGGATACCTAAATCATGGCCCGCACAATCAAAAAAAGAAGCGTTAGAGGGTTTTATTCGCCCGACAAAAACGCCAGATATAGACAATCTTTTTAAATTGGTAGCTGACGCACTACAAGGCGATAATATGGTTTATCAAGATGATAATCAGATTGTTGAAATAATGGCGGTTAAGCGTTACAGCGCAGAGCCGAAAACTATAATTTTAATTGAGGGGATTGAGTAATGGGGATAGACCCAAAGGCTTATTTTATTGCCAAGCATGACGAATTAATTGAGGAATATTTGGAAGAAAACCCAAATGCGACAGATGACGAAGCTGCTGACGCAACGGCAGAGCAAGCCAACGACCAGACAAGCGAGATGCTCGCAGAATACGGTGATTGGCAAAGACAACAAAATAAGGAGAGAGATTTATGAGTAAAGCACCAACAAAGGCAACAGGAATTAACGCTGCGTTTTTGGAAGCCCAGAAGTTAATAGGTGGCGCACGAAAATCATCGACCAACCCACATTTTAAATCTAAATACGCTGATTTGACTGAATGTTTTAACGCTTGTTCTGATATACTAAACGAACACGAAATAAGTATTCGCCAGCCAACTATGTTTGAAAATGGTGCGTACATTGTGCGTACAATTTTAACTCATAACGACGGGGAGACATTGGAAGATTATGGCGTTCCAATCCTTGGTTGGGAAACAGCAAAGAACGCTCCCCAGTTATTCGGGGCGGGACAGACTTATGCAAGACGTTACTCCTTGACTTCGATGGTCGGCATATGCCCAGAGGATGACGATGGCAACTCACTGGGCAAGCACACGCCACCGCATCCAAAAGTCGTATGGCCCGAAGGATGGGGAATATCAAAAGCAAAAAACCAGCTTCGTGAATTTTACCAAGAAATCCACGCCTGCACAGATGTAGACCAGCTAGAAGCTTATAAAGCGTCACAAACAGGTTTCATTAAGATATTGCAGGATTGCTACCCAGAAAGCCTTCACGGTGATGGTGGAGACGTTAATGGGCTTGTTGCAGACTACAAAACTTTATTAACAAAATTGAAAGAAGAAAACAATGGCTGATAGATATGATTTAGTTACACCACGCAACGGCAGCAATGGGAAAACGTACTTTACCAAAATAGGCGTAATGTGGCCCATGAAAGGCAAGGATGGGTTTTCAATTACGCTTGAAGCTTTGCCGCTACCGTCAATAAACGACAAAGGCGAACTAGAAACGCGCATACTGGCTATGGAGCCATACAAAAAGGATAACGCACCGCCAGCGGCAACGGGTGAATTAGACGATCACGTTCCTTTTTAATGTTCCAGAAACAGACGCATTTAAAAAATGCGGCATACCGCAAGTCTTTCAAGGATCAACCTTGTTGGGCTTGCGGGGCAGAGGATGGCACTGTGATTGGCGCTCATATGCGCTGGAATGAGTTTTCTGGGATGGGACGCAAACCGTCTGATGATTTAATAGCTGCATTATGTGCAAGCTGTCATGCAGATCAAGAATCGCACCCCGGCCCCGAATGGTGGTGTCAGAATGTGTTAAAAGAAATGTTAAGGGAAAGGTATCAAAAATGGAAGCAGTCCGAATAATATTGCGCGGGCAAGCTCAAAAAGATCACGCGCTAAAATCATTAATGAATATTGAATTTAACCCAGATAAGTTAATGGAACTTACAATAAAACCGCATAAGAAAAATCGCAGCTTAGAGCAAAACGCTTTGTACTGGAAATGGATGATGATCTGCGCTGATGAACTTGGCTATACTAAAGAGGGCATGCATCAGACGTTTATGCGCGAATTGCTTGCACCGATCATTATTGACACGCCAAGCGGTGATGTGATGGAATATTCAACACGCAAATTAAACGTAAAAGAAATGTCCTCATATATGGAACAGGTGTCTTTTACCGCTGGTGAATACGGAGTGAAATTACCAAATGAATGAATCAGACCCGCATGATATAGATCAACATCAAGCTGGCGCAAAGCTAGATGCAAACAAAAATCGCCTTGGGTTGGTATTTGGCGGCTTTGCTAACGCCTTGCTTGGTGTCGGCAAGGTCGGCACATATGGCGCGAACAAATATACAGATAACGGATGGCGTGAAGTCCCTAACGCTGTTGAGCGATATACAGACGCATTACTTCGTCATCAGATGGCGTTACTGGCTGGCGAAACGATTGATGAGAGCGGGTTGCGGCACGTTGACCAAGTGGCATGGAACGCACTGGCGATAGCTGAGTTATCTGATTAATAAAATAAATTAGCAAAACCAAAAGAAAGTGCTTTACTATATCTTTTGGATTTGCTAAGTTATTTATATTGAAACTTAACAAAGGGATTTTAAACATGACTAACATCACAGCAAACGAAGCAGAAGTTTTAAACGCAATCTTGGAAAGCGATTACCAGCACTCTGACGAAAAGGACGAAGTTGTTGGAACAGCAGTTTGGACTTGGAGCGTTGCAGATTATGTTGAAGCACAAGGCAAGGCATTTTCTGGGGTTGTTTCCTCATTGGTCAAAAAGGGCTTAGTTGGGTCGCAAGAAGGCGGCGACGATGCTGTAATGTGGATCACCAACGAAGGATGGGACGCAGCAAGCGCATAACAAAAACAACGGGGCTGCGGCCCCATCAACTGGGAGAGTAAAAATGACTAAAAACGAAGCAGAAACATTAGGATGGAAGTTCAGCCATTTAGACACAACGGTTGAAAAAGGCCGTGAAATTCACATGATGCCAACCAAAGAAATGGCACTAAAAATGGTAGAAAAAAGGGAGCAATCAAAATGAGACACGTAAAAAGAAAAACACCAATTATTGACCAATTAGCTACCGAGTGGATCAATGAAGTACACACCGAAATGAGCGCAGGCATTGAACTGCAAAATTTAGCTGATATGCCATACAGCAAAGCTATTGAGTTATTGAAGAAAGCTCGTAAGCGTCTAATCAATATCCAAGCTCAAATAGACACGCTTAATGATTACGAAGATTACCAAAATGATCGTTTTGAAGCTGAATATCGCACGGGAGCAATGCGGTGAGAAAAATCGTAACCGAATATATTAATCCTCCCATCCCATCGCGGTCATTTGATTGGACAGCAACCTATGAAAATTGGGATTTAGACGATATTATTGGGCTAGGCGCAACAGAAGCCAAAGCCATTGAAAATTTAAAAGAACAGGATGAAACTTATGATTAACAAACCAGCACCACGACCAATTGTAATAAATGCCAACGAATATGCAAAACACAAAATGATTAAACGAGAATTGCATTCGGCTCGTTTGGTATTATCAAACCACCAAGAATTTTCATCTGATCTTTGCGCTCTAGCGGCCCGTGTGGTGGCTTCTCACGGCAGGGCTTACAATGGGGGCGCTTAAAGCGCTTTTGCTCTCAGCGGCCCTCTTAGGGGCTGTAATAGCAATTCAATCTTGGGATTATTCGGAGAGTTTAAGATGACAACAATTTTTAAAAACAAAAGACGCAAACACGCAAATCGTGAAGCGTATGCAGAATATAAGCGGTACATTAGTTCGGAAAAACGGCGCATATTACGCGATCTTACGGACACGGGGCTTGAATACAGGACGTTGCAGAAGGCAGCTTCAGAATATAAGTTGACCCCCGATTTTTTATGGGAGAAAATATTAAAAGGGCAAAAGTTCACATCTATGAAAATGAAAGTTGAATAATGTTAAATTGGATCAAACGCTTATTTGGTTTTCGCGTATCATTCAAAAGCCGTACACCTGTAATAGACCAAAAATTTCCACGGCTTAAAACGCTAGACCGTCGGGTTGCAGCAGCGCGACACATTGTGGACGGTTCGCTAATGGATAAGCCAGATGACTAAAAAATTAACGTCTATTATTTATAGATACAGTGACGGCTCTGTTGAGTACGTTGATAGTGTATCTGAAATTTCCGCCACCAGTGTTCTAAGTTTGCGCTGGTTTGACACGGCATTAACTAAACTTAAACAATATATGAAAGGTCACAACTGATAAGATGTTAATAAATATAATGCTGTAGGTGTTTGCCTTGTTGCAACTTGTTCTAATACTTACAAGCTCCCCCCTGCCGTGTGTTCGACAGGGGGTTTTTGCATTTATACTAAGGATTTTAATGTTTGGTAATCTTTTTCGGTAAGAATTAACCGCGCAATAATCTGCAACTCTTTATCGCCAGATGCCATTAATTTTGCTACAGTGTTTTTTGCTTCGTCACTAAGATACGCAATCGCCATATCCGCTGTGTTAGTTGTTGTTTTATTGTTCATACTTAGTAAGACGCGACAAAACAAAAAATCTTACCTATTTATTTAATTTTATTTACCATTTCACTTTATCAGACCAATAAGCTGCGGACATTTTACCTTTTGCTATGTTAGCCCCATGCCTAGCTTTAAAAGATTTCTGTCTAGCTTTACCAGCCGCAGTCTTTGGGCTTGATCCTGCACCGCTAACACCTTGTTGCCCAAAGCGGATAGTCTTTGTTTGATCCCCAGATTTAGCTACAACAACGTGACTTTTGGTTTTATGACCGGGGGTTCGTTTGGGCTTATTAAACTTTGTAACTCCTGCTCTTGTTAATTTTGCATCTTTAACCACAACTTAATCTCCTATAATAAAAATAACTCACGTTCTTGTTTGCGCCTACGCACTAAACCTTTAACAGTCCTACCGCCAGCCTTGCGCCATTTAGGAAATTCGTCAGCAGCACCTTCGTACTGCCCACGGTTTAATTTCATTCGTAATGTAGATTTCTGAAAGTTTCCAGACCCAACATTATATATAAACGAACACAAACTTGAGAACATATTTTCCGTTAGCTCCGCTTTGATAAGTCTTCTAATTGCTTTCTCAGAATGGCGCACTTCTCGGAGAAGCAAATACTCGCCTTGCTCCGGCGTAATATCAGAATGCTCAAGGGTAACAGCATTGCCATTGCGATCCCATGTGCTTCCCCAACCGATTGTGGCTCTGGCGGCACTGCACAGGTAAACGGATTCTCTCCATCCCTCGTAGTGCTTAATAAGCTCCAAACCGGACGCATTGATGTGCAATACCATCGTAGCTACTCCAATCTATTTCCGATTAAAGCTACGGCTACCAAACCAGAAACTTACGACTGCGGCCCAGATAGCCTGAAACTCTGAGTTCCATATAGTTGCGTATTGTATCAAATCCATCCAGCCCATATTTACAGATAAAGTAAGTGCCGCAAATTCAATAAAAAGGCAGTACGTAATTATCGGGCGAACGCTTGAACTCAAATTTATACACCACTGACTAGACTTCTGAGTGATGCTAGAGTGTTCTTTGTGTAGCGTGTCAGTTTCTGCAATATCAGCAGTTATATCCATCATCTGCATCTTTTGTTTGCCGATTTGAATTTGCTGTTCTAGCTGTTTGTCTGCAAGCGATAATTCGTGGGCCTTATCCTGACGATCCTGAAAGTAGTCCATAACTTTAGGTAAGAAGCTAGTGCCGAATCCTAATACTGATCCCAGTAAACTTAGCATATTATTTCCAATCTAACTTTAGTAAGACGGTTTGGGCCGTGGTCTTGGCTTTGGTTTAGGCTTGGTTTTCATTATTTTGTTCCTTTTTTAGAGTGAGACAAATTTTTGCTAGTTTTAGTATGTTTTGCGCCTGACATTAATTTTCCATTTGTTTTGTGGGTAGGGCCAGTATAAACTTTTCCACTAGGTAAAAAATGGGGTTGTTTTTTTGCCATTAATTAATTTCCTTTCTAAAGCTGTTTTCTATCTCACGTTCTTGGTCTAATAAGTCTTGATGACTAAAAAACGTAGGGAAGTTAGGCAGCTTCACGCAACCCGCCACACTAATTAATGATACTAATACTAATACTTTAAACACTTGGATGCTTGCCATTATGTAGCCCCTCTAGTTTCTTTATGCGCTCTTCATTGCTGCTCGACATAACTAATATCCGTTCCATCTCTCTGTGCCTCTTCTCTAAAGAAGATGGCGATAGTATGCCTGATAATACCTGAGTTTTCTGTGCATTCAAATCAATCATGTTCTCTTGCTTATCTGTACGTTGATCTAATAATCTTAAACGGCTTTCGTAATCTTTTTGCAAAGCGTTTAAACGCTCTATAACTGCCGCTAGTTTCTGCTTAACAATCACGCTTGCGGAGACTACTGAAACTAGCATCGCACCTAGCGACAGCAGCAATTTTATATCTATCGAACCATCCATTTAACACGTCTCATCTACGCAACGATTTATCCAAATCAAGTAGCCAACTACACAAGTTACTATTATAATTCCACAGACTTGTAGGAACCCGACAACATAAGAATAGATTGTATTCCACATTGCAGCGTCTGCTTCTTTACGTTCTTTAGCGGCAGCTTTAGCTTTTTCTGTAGCCTTGTCTTTAATTGCTAATCGTTTAGCTCTCTCTTCTTTAATTAAATCAAACGTGCCACGGCCCCACTTATTGTCAATCTCAACACCGAGATTGTGCAATGCTCTTTCGTTTTGTTTTTGTTCAAGTATATCGCTGGCTACTGAGCTTATACTTGTTTCATCATCGTAGTCAGCATCTCCAGATTTCATACGTAGTAGCTGCTGCATACGTGTCTTAGGTAACTTCTTTTTAGGTTTCTTTGGCTTGTCCTCAGTAGCACTAAATAAATTATCTAAGCTCCCAGCAATATCTTTCAAATCACTGGCGTGTTCCAATCCCGCTTTAACTAAAGCTACAGCAGCAAGTGTGGTGCTGATTGGTTCCATCTTACTTAGCCTTTATTTGTACTTGTACCTAATGATGACAACACCTGATCCACCAGCGCCGCCGTCGCCGTTTGAATTATTTCCGCCTGATCCACCGCCTCCTCCGCCAGTGTTGGCAGTTCCAGCGGTTCCATCGTCATTGTTTAACCCAAAGCCGCCAGCACCACCGCCGCCAAGACCTCCAATAGCATCGTTGCCTGTTCCATATGACCCCGCTCCGCCACCGCCAGATCGTAAAACAGATGACGCTGAAATACTTGAAGCTAAACCCACGCCGCCATCGCCATCAGTCGCTCCACTTCCGCCAGCGAATCCAGCCGCACCAGCGCCACCACCACCACCACCAATTTGGTGTGAAGCGTGACCAGCGCCGCCAACATTTCCTTGAACAGTCGAATTTCGACCTCCACCAGCACCGCCTGCGCCTGCGCCACCGCCGCCCGATCCACCAGCCCGACCCGCTCCGCCGTTGTATGTTCCACCGCCTCCTCCGCCAGTAGAAGTAATAGTGCTGAATACTGAATTAGCTCCGTCTGCCCCTACTGCTTGAGCGCCGCCATTTCCTCCGGCGCCAACAGTAATTGCGTAGCTTATACCCTCAACAGCA